ATATAAAAATGGATTTTCCACTAGTGGTATTGAAATTGATCGAACAGGTATTGGCGTATATAGCAGGGTTTGGTTTGTCTGAAATGTTTTTACGCAAATATAAACTAACAGAAGTCCAAGAGTTACTCTATTATACAATATGTGGTATTATTGCTATATTAATATTGTATTTTACTACTCCCGAATAGAAAGATGTTTAGGAGAAGTATCCATATAAATAATTAAATTCATGATATAAATAATGAATTTAATAAGTTTCGATGTTGGTATTAAGAATTTAGCCTATTGTATTTTCGAATATAAAGATGGAAAACTAATTGTCCAAGATTGGAACGTTATAAATCTGTTGGAAACAACAAAAGTCCAAGAAAAATGTTCTTTTGAAATTCGAACGAAAAAACAAACTAAATTATGTGGTAAAAACGCAAAATACAAAAAGGACGAACAATGTTTTTGTGAGACTCACGCAAAAATGTCTATTAAACAGAATAATTGGTTTTTCCCTAACGACCAATATAAAAAGGGGCAACTTTCGAAGAAATCAAAGGATGAAATATACAATCTTGGACACTCTCTCAATATATTTAGTGAAATACCAAAAACAAAAAAAGAAACCATCGAAATATTTATCAAACACTGCGACGAACGTTGTTTAGTAAAAATCAAAAAAATCCGTTCAAAAACTGCTAATGATACAGATCTTATCACTGTGGGTAAGAAAATGAAATTAGAATTAGATAAAGTTCCGGGTATACGAGAGGTAACACATGTTGCGATTGAAAATCAAATCTCTAAAATAGCTTCTAGAATGAAAACTGTCCAAGGTATGCTATCTCAATACTTCATTATGCAGGATTTTTGCCCACATATTGAATATGTATCATCAGTAAACAAATTAAAAGATTTAACAAAAAATGTCCAAGAAAATTCATATAAACAACATAAAAAGGATGGTATTGAAATATGTAAACAGATTCTTGGACAAAATCCATGTTTAGGGAAATCTCCCGACATTTTAAATGTATCAAAAAAGGACGATTTAGCCGATTCTTTTTTACAAGGATTTTGGTATTTAAAACGTGATAATATAATTACTTATGCGGACGACTTAAAAATAAATTGTATTACTCTAACATAAGTGAAACCTATGGAAGTCATTGATATTGAATTAGATAACCTTGAACCTGTTACTTTTAATCTACAAGAAGGAGATTCTTCTGTAAATTTTGGTCCAGGTGTCGAACTTTTAATGAATGATAAAAAAATATCCGCAAATTCATCCACAAAGGTGGATATGCAGGATTTAGACAATCTTGAGAGTGAACTAAATACACTCACTCAAAATATCGACGACGCTGGAGTCACACCAGATAAATCATCATTTGGAAATATGTTTAACTTTGGTAGTAAAACAGAAGATAACGTAAAGATTGATTTAGGTAATGTAGAAGATATTAGACCTAATATTGGTGCCGCTACTGCTGAAAATAGTGGTTCTACTAAAACATGGGATGGATTTTCTAAAATAAACGAAGTTCCAGTAAATTCTTCCACAGGTTCTAAATTATCTGAACGTGAGAAGAGAAGAAAAAAACGCGCTATGATTAAAAAATTAGACGAATGGTATGATAAGGGGTTTATTAAACATTCCTCCAAGTTTTCAATGGATTCTGATTTTGATGAGGTTGAAGACGAATATGAAACTGCTATGGATGATAAACGTAAAAAAGATGGTATTAAACTCCAAGGTTGGTGGTTTACTACCCTAGTCAATTCTCTTGAATATGGTAATGCGGTTTTTGACCCATTTGGACTCAATCTAGATGGTTGGGGTGAACAAATTAATGAGGATATTGATAGTTACGAGGAGATTTTCGCAGAATTACACGACAAATATAAAGGGGGAAAGATGTCTCCAGAGATATCCCTATTATTGCGCCTAGGATTCAGTGGTGCTGTATTGAATATTACGAATAAAGCGCTTTCGACTGCTACGCCCGGATTCAATGACGTAATTAAACAGAGTCCCGAATTAATGAAAATGTTTTCAACGGCCACTACACAGGCTATGAACCAACAGACACCTGGATTTGAGTTTGTGAATAATGTTTTACATCCCGAAGAACAGGTGAATACTTCTTATGGTGCTCCTCCTCCTCCTATGGAAACACAGAATCAGCCACCTCCCCAAAGACCTTCAATGCAGTATTCAAACGCACCCAATAGACCCGATATAGCAATGGGAAGAGGTTCAATGTTTCAAGAAGAGGGAATTAATATAAATGAACAATTTGAAGATATTCGCGCGCAACCTCAGTCCCAACCTACACAAATTAGATCGAAACCATCTGAAAGACCCGAGATGAAAGGACCACAATCAGTTAATTTGGACAATCTATTATCTGGACTTAAAACACGTGATGTCGAACCTCAGTCGAGCAGAAACGACGACAATGATTCAATGATTAGTGCTTCTTCATTGCGTGATACACAAAACACTGTGTTACCTAAACGAACTCGTAGAAAGCCTCGTTCAGAAAAAAACACGATTGCTATTGATATTTAAACCCTTGGGTTATTTCAAAAATAATATAGAATTTTGAATATTTTATATTATTAAACATATTTTACGATGTTGACTGTTTTCTGAAACACATACATTGTATCTGTCTAATGACCAACCACCACTTTCAAAATACCAACACACACTACAATCCTTTCGTTTATAATACTTTGATAGTCCATTATCCGGAAACCCATTGCATCGACATTCAGGAAATACATAATTCGCCAATACAAATTCTTCATATAATTCTTTCTCATAATACAGATAATATATATAGTCACGCACTGCGACATTTACCAAGTCATTTGTTAAATACAATTGTATTTTTGATATTATCTCACGCGGCAATTTGTCCTTTAATATTATTAATGGACTATTCATAAAGTTCGGTTTTATATACCATATAATGAACATATGATAATCAATTTTATTTACTCATTATATCATTCATAAATATTTATGTATTTTAATAGATTTAAACAAATAATTAATAATATTGTTAATGAACAGAATTAAAAATATAATTAGTAATATATCATCATTTACTATACCATTCATGTCCACATTTATTTGGAATATTAATACATTCGTGCTATATTGTGAAAAAAAAATGAATCATTTGTATAACTCAAATGGTTTTGTCAAGAGAACAACCGATTATTATACCAATTTTAAACAAAAATTAACGACCTTTTTTGATTATTCATTAAAAGAACCAAAACAAATGAGATGGACTGGATTTTATCATATCAATAATAATATATTAATAACCAATTTTAATACAAAAAAAATTGAAAATTTAGACGATTTTCACAAATTAAATGAAGATTCTAATTTATCCATTAAATGTAAAAATTCTTGTATTATCTCAAGATTTGATGATTCCTATCTAGTTTATTATTCGGAATATAAAAATAATGGTGAACCTTGTCCTAGCGACAACCAAATTTTATCCGTTTTTTATAAACACCCTCAATTATCTGATTCAATCCAAATAGATATTCCGGCCGGTATGATTATTGTGGGTAACGAATTATTCAACAAAGCATTTGTATTGAGATGTCTGAAGACAATAAACAAGAAAATTGTATTTGATAATAACTATACGATTCATGTAATGGATTTCAATATTAATGAATATATAATTCAATACAATCAGTATTTAGAAATCGGAAAAAACGATTTTACTGTAAAATCGATATAGATATAAAATTGATATAGATATAAAAATTATTTATAAACATTTAAAGACAACACGTATTAATATATTATTAACCTAATATAGTTTAACATGCTATTAGAAGAAGGTTTAAATGAGTCACACTCTCTGAATGGTAAATGGGATTTGTATTATCATTTACCACACGACAAGCAGTGGGATTTATCTAGTTACAAGTTGTTATCAAATAACATAGATTCGGTTGAAACGCTCGTAGCATTGAATAAAAACATTCCTGAAAAAATTGTTAAAAATTGTATGTTGTTTGTTATGAAAACCGGTATTACTCCAATGTGGGAAGACAAACTTAATCGTGATGGCGGATGTTTCTCATTTAAAGTATTAAATAAACAAGTATTTGACGTATGGACTCACTTATTTTATTCTCTTTGTGGAGAAACACTATGTATCGACCCTGAAAACAATAAGTTTATTAATGGTATTACAATTTCTCCAAAAAAAAACTTTTGTATTGTGAAAGTATGGTTACACGGCTGCGATATTCAAGACCCAAATATTCTTATTCAAATTCCGAATTTATCAAAACAAGGTTGCCTATTTAAACGTCACGCTCCCGAATTTTAAATCTTAAAATTACATTATTTCATCATAAATAAAGTTATTTTATTTGTATTTTTAACATTATATTTATTATATTCTGATTAGAATATAAAAATTTTATTATACATACTATATAATAATGATGTTCAAAATTTTTGTATTATTAGCTAATTTGGTTGGGATTTCTGCAAGATTAAATGAATATATACCTTTATTGAATTCGGACAAATATTTAATACAACATACCGATAACTCTTCCTTACCTCAATCTTATTCTTGGAGTGATATTGATGGTGTGAATTACTTAACGAAAAATCTAAATCAACATATTCCCGTATATTGTGGGAGTTGCTGGGCTCACGGAAGTATTAGTTCTTTAGCTGATAGAATTAAAATTGCGAGAAAAGCCGCTTGGCCTGATATTAATCTTAGTATTCAATTTCTATTAAATTGTAGAATGGGCGGTTCATGTAATGGTGGCGATCATTTAGCTACTTATGAAGCAATTCACGAATATGGTTCTATCCCTTTTGAAGATTGTATGACGTATCAAGCATGTAGTATCGATTCCAGAGAAAAAAGTTGCAGCGATAAAAAGTTATTTGAATGTACTGCTGAAAATACTTGCAAAACATGTGATACATTCACATCCAATGGTGGAACTTGCAGTGCTATTATGCAATATCCAAACGCTACTATTTCTAGTTATGGTTCGGTTAAAGGGAGTGATGATATGAAAGTCGAAATATATAAAAATGGTCCTATTGCTTGTGGTATTAATGCCGAACAAATTATTGAATATACAGGGGGTGTATTAGACGAACCCCACGCACTGAAAATAATTAACCATATTATATCTATTGTTGGTTGGGGATATGACGCCACCATTGATAAACAATACTGGATCATTCGGAATTCTTGGGGTAGTTACTGGGGAGAACTCGGATTTATGAAATTAGTATTGGGTGAGAATCAATTGGGAATCGAAAAAACGTGTGCTTTTGCTATTCCTGGTGATTGGACAACACATAATGTTCCTTGTTATGAAGACGGCAGTAATTGCTCTTAAGCATTTTATTTAACTTATTTCATTAAATAAGTTAAAACAATAATTAAATACAACTATATAATGGATAATATTTCACCCATTGATGGTAGATATCATAATATAACAAAATCGTTATCCAATTATTTTTCGGAATTTAGTTTTATGAAATACAGACTATATGTCGAATTACAATATTTTGTTCATTTAATCGACGTTTTACCAGAATTAAAATCCATCGCATCACCCTCCATTAAATCCCAAATAATAAACATTTGGACAAATTTCGACAAAGACGATTTTAATATTATAAAACAATACGAGGCTATATTAAATCATGATATCAAAGCACTCGAATATTTTATACGTGATAAATTCAAAACAATTGGATTAGAAAAATACACGTCATTTATTCATTTCGGTATTACATCACAAGATATTAATACAAGTGCGAATATATTAGCATTAAAAGAATCATTATTTTCGTGTATTATTCCCAATATATCAAAAATTGTCTCGAATATCAATTCTTTTATACAAAACCTAGGTTCATTCTCTACAATGCTCGGGTTCACGCACGGACAACCAGCTGTTCCTACAACAATGAGCAAAGAATTTCATGTATTTGTATACAGAATAAATGAACAACTTAAAATATTAAATACGATGCCGTTTACTACGAAATTTGGAGGAGCGGTCGGTAACTTTAACGCACATTACGCAGCATATCCTAAAATAAATTGGGCATATTTCGCAAACAACTTTATTCGGAATATTGGATTACAACGCGAACAATTTACAACACAAATTAGCAATTATGACCATTTATGTAATATGCTTAATGTTATTAAAACTATCAATAATATAATTAATGATTTAAATATAGATTGTTGGTTATATATTTCAAAAGGTTATTTAAAACTGAAATCTGTTCCTACCGAAGTTGGTTCGTCTACTATGCCTCAAAAAGTCAATCCTATTAATTTTGAAAATAGTGAGGGTAATATTTGTATTGCGAACGCAATGCTCGAAGGCGTTACACGTAAAATATCTATATCTAGATTACAACGGGACTTAACCGATAGCACAATTTTAAGAAATTTGGGGTCTATAATGGCGTATTCACTTATCGCATACACATCTACTCAAAAAGGTATTGGAAAAATAGAGATAAATCATGCAATTATTAAAAAAGAGTTACACGAGAATTTATCTGTTTTATCAGAAGGTATCCAAACTATATTACGAAAGCACAATGTATCCGACGCATACGAAAAATTACACGAACTTACAAGAGACAAGCGTATGAATATTACTACGCTAAATATGTTTATTTCGACCTTACCTCAACACGTGCGTATAGAGGTAGAACAACTGACTTTGGATAATTATACCGGTTATACCTAAAAATAAACAACACTATTTGGGTTTTTTGTATACAATAATGGACTTATTCGGTAAGGGTTTTTGATTAGTTGTATCATTTTCTATATCAAATCGTTTGAATAATTTTAAACCATTTTCCAATTCCCGTTTTCGTTTCGCCATTATTACCAATAATTCTAAATTTTTATACTTAATCGGCATTCTATATATTCATTAAATACAATAATCATTACCCATTTTAACATTTAAATAATTCAAATGATCCTTTGTACTGGTACAATGTAATGGAGCACAAGAATTTGAACAAGTGTCGTCTTCCTCCCCATTTGTATCATCGCATATTTTATATTCAGTATTTTCTTCATTATACCATATTTCATTCGATATGTGTAAATATCCTAAAAATTCTTCGGGAACATGGGGAACTATATCATAATAATGTGTAATTCGATAAGATGTTATATCGTATGAATGAAAATTATCAACAAATAATTCATTTCCTACTCTCGGAGAACCGAAATTTACAAAATATTTTATATCATATTCGGGGAATGATGTTACTATATCATATCCCAATAATGTTCCCATCGCAGCACCTAACGAGTGACCTGTTATGAACAATTGTTTTGTTTTATACTTATTTTGCAAAACGCCTAAATTCTCAATAATCTGAGGTTTAATTAAATTATATGCTTTATAAAATCCTTTTTCTACTTCGATGGAACTATTCGTATATGGAGCAATCTTTTTTACTTGAATATTTTCTATCCAATTCTGAATATTAGAAGAACCACGAAATGCGGTAAATATTGTATTTGTTGTAGAATCAAATCCCTGTATCGCTTGGGAACCATTTTCTTCGACAACATATTCTAATGTAACGGAAGGATCACACGTAGGACAATTCCATTGATCAACTGATGATACACAATAAGAAGCCTGTGATAAATAGATTGCTTGTTTTGCGATATTTTCGTCATATGCATAACAAGGTAAAAGTAATAATAAGAGTAAATATAACATTATTCTTATTATTAGCTAGTATTTTTTATATTGTTTAACTAGGAGGCAAAGGGACTAAACATTATTTTTACTTAGAATGTTTTTTTATACTTTTTTTTCGGTTTACTTTTCTTGTAGTTCTCTTTCTTTTAACCTTTCTAGATTTTTTCTTATTGCGACGTGTTCTTCTTTTTCCACCTTTTAAGACGAGGGCATCACTACACTTATCCCCACTAGCATTATACTTATAAACAGCCTGGTCAGGCCACCCCTCATACTGCATTTTTGTTATGGTTTTATTATCAAACACTAATGTTGGTACCTGCGTCTTCCCATAAGACTTGTATGTCGCCTGGCTAAAGGATAAGCCATTATCAGGGTTAATGGCTTCTTGTTCAACCGTTTTTGTTGCTGTTAGCCTACCTAAAAAAACTAACGCCTCCATGCTATCATATGCCTTGGTGTCGGCCAAAAAATATGTATCATTACTATTAGTGTTACTAGGACCCGAATTATATGTGGCTTCTAAATCAATCTTTGTAAAACACGTATTATTGGCACTGACATGTTCTATAAACTTTTTAGCAGGATATAGTTGTTTTCTAGTTTCCATATCGCTAACTGATTTCCTGTGTTTATATCCTTCGTCATATTCCCCCGATGACTCCCTTCCACGAAACGTTTTGTGAATGCCTCTATATGCTTGTATAAATCTTCCTGAGGGCGCAGGTGGTGCTGGTTCTGAGTGGTTTCTCTCTGCCTCTGACTTAATAGCATCAACTAAATTATCTTCCGTGATCATTATACTTTTTTATATAATATAAATAGAATATTATCTTAAACAAGTCTATATTTTAACTAGGAGGCAATGGCGCCAAACACAATTTTATTTCACCCAATGATGCTACGTCATATTTTACAATAAGAGGCAAATCATTACCTAAATACATTTCTAGATGGCTACAAAGAGGAGTGCATTTAATGAAATGGGAAAGACTTTTCAATGAAAACTCGCCCTGAATAATAACCGACGCATCAGGCTTTTGTATAAATTCCATATATCCATCGGATTCGGAACGGAAAATACGGGAACTTGCGAAATTTCCTTCACATGAGAAAATCAAATCATTTCCAACAGATTTTATCTCAATACGATCAGAAATACCATTCATATCGCGAATGATTTTTTGAAAATCCGATGTGGGTAAATTAATCACCGTAGAATACTCAACATCTGGAACTACCAACTCTTCAGTATCCGGTTCAATAAGACGCAATTTTTGACTGTAACATTGTTTAATGTCGCCATTATCATACTGTAATCCTAAATGAGATACAATACCATCGTGATAATCGTCCTTATCAATATACATGGATAATGTATCATCATTCGACATTGTCGAAATAACCTTAAATAAATGCATCGTATTCGCACAAACTATAATTTTTTCGGGAGTACAATCATATAATTCAAATTTTTCTGCGTGTAAAATCACATTTACCAAAATCGTATGGGTTTTATCAAAATTTATAATTTTTAAACCATTGTTTGTGTACGTAATAGTAGCATCGGTTAATACGTCCTTAATCGCCGTAATCATATTACGGATAGGCTGAATCTGAACTGTTTTAATAATTAAAACATTGTTGTCTTCGTTCATATTTTGTCCAATTATATAAAATTAAACGCATTTGTTTTTATATGATGTTTTCAATTAATATTATTTAATCATAAACTTTTTAAAAAAAAAATCTTTAAACGTCGATTCTTTCGTTTTTATATAATATTCTTGTTCGTCTTTACTTAACAAATAATAATAATTCACCATAGAACCCAATTCTGTATCTTTTTCTAAATGAAACCAAGAATATTTATTGTCTAAATCTTTTACCACTTTATTGAAATTCGTTTTATGTCTACCATCAAATTCATAGATAATGGACTCTATTTCACACGGTAAATTCATAATATATTTGTAATTTTATATTTCTCATTTTATTTCCACGCGTTCTTTACCATTTCGTCTAATCACTCTGCCTATCGCATTCATCGATTTCTTACCTTTCAATGATTTTCTATAATCATCATAATTATACAGTTCATATGTAGATTTATTTAATACATAAACCGTACCGTTATACGTATATTCTCTATATGAAGTTCGGCTTACTTCTACATCAACAACGTCTTTTTCGGCGATATCCTCTTGTATCGTAGGATGTGATTCATGTGCGTTTGTTGTAATATTCTGACCAAATTTATAACACGCTAAATCCTCGCTTTCATTCTCATATAAAGCACAATCCATCGCACTCTCCTTTACCGCCAATAATATTTGTGAATTAACCTGATTCTTTTGTAATGCTCGTTCAAATAACAATTGATCGGTTGAAATAACCGCAGGTAGTGACTGTAATTGTCTAACGTAACGTCCAAGAAATGTCGTTTCATCAATCGTTTTCGCCATTTTATTGGTTAAACGACTAATATCACGACTTCTCAAACTTTTATGTTTATCTGACGAAATTACTTCTTCTGGTATTGTGCTCATATAGAGATATACCTTCACGTTTCGCAATTCCTCAGGTAGATCCATATGACTCGCAATACGCCTAGCACGTCCAATTACCTGTTCTAAACGGACCATATTCCAATAGGGTTCTACAATGTGAACAAAACGAGTGTTTTTTAAATTAATACCTTCCGCACCTGAAGATGTAATCATCAGCACCTTGATTACTTCTCCCATAAAATTATTCTCTACACCTTCCTCTTGAAACTTCTTCACAATGGTAGATGGTGCTTCTGCCCATTTTGAATTATAAATCTGTAATAATACTTTTTTCTCTTCTTCGCTCTCCGTGCCTGTATGAAGTGCGTATTTCGGTTTGCCTTTATCTTCTTCTAATTCATCTAATTCCCAGTCTCCCGTCGAAGATTTCTTTATTTTAAATTGAGCATATCCATTCGCATCTAACATATATTTTAATAAAGCAATGCCTTCTAATGTTCTAAATTGACTGTAAATTAGATGAAGTCCCGTATTATCAACATGTTGTATATTTTGTAATATTCTCAAAAACTTGGGACTGTATAATTTGAGACCCTCTTCTGTGAAAATCTCATCCTTACGAACATTCAATTCATATAATGCTTCTGTAACCTGTTTGGAAAAATCCTTTTCTGCTGCTTTTTTATCTGGATTTGTCTTTTTTGGTTTTTTCAGCTCAACTACATCATCTTCATCCTCTGAATCATCTTCATCCTCTGAATCGTCTATCTTTTTCTCCTCATCTTTTAATACTTCAACGCCTTCTAATAAAACATCCTCTTTTAGTTTAAGTTTGGGTTTCGATGCCTCGTCTTGGACACTTTCTTCAATTGTTCTTATATCTTCTTGTTCTTCTTCTGAATCACTATCACCGCCACCTTTTTTCTTTTTACCAGAAGTTCCAGATTCTTCATTTTCCATTTCACTAAAGTCGTTTTTATCGGCATATTCCCCATTATTTTTCACTGGTCTTCCTGGAGGATCAGGAAATGAGAAATTACAACATAATCGAGACCCGATTTTATATGTTGAAGATGTATTGAATAAATCCTCTCCTGATTGTTTTGCCTGTCGCTGTTTACTTTTCTTTTCTTGTTTGCTTTCTTCTTCGCGCACTTTTTCATATACACCAAACTGATAACTACTCATAGGAATACGTTCAATGTGATATATTATATCTTCACCGGAAGGAACATAACTTGGATATAATTCATCAGCAGCACCTTTAAAATAAGATGTAAGTCCAAGAACCCTCTTTTGGAACACTGTTTTGTTCTTCATTTCAGAAGAATCGAGTTCTACAAAATAATCGAAAAATTCATTGGAATTATCTGGAAGTGCTACATTATTTATAATTTTTGTATTTTTTGAATCAACTGATGATATATTCGAAATTCCATTCAGTGCACTTATTACTATTCGTTTAAACTCTCTATCTGATAAATTTCCAGTTTCATCTAATGTTACACCTGTATATGATTGGAAATCTCCTCCCGATTGGAAATCTCCTCCCGATTGGAAATCTCCTATTCCATCTCCTCCTTCACTCTTTTTTCCTAATATGGTTATTCTTTTTTGCTTGATCTTTGGCTCTTCTTTTCGT